ATTTCTTAGACACATCAGTTTTTTTTTTTTTTTTACCTAAGGTATTTGCGAAAGGTTGAACCTTTATAACGCACTTTCCTGTTAGGCGAAAGCTATACGAAATATTCCTCTACGGACTACTATACGATCACCCTGCTACTCAAACGTGGTGTGCTTTTCTTTATAACAAGCTTTAGAATTTCTTCTCTTCTCTTGTTTACTACTTTCGTAGTGATCATCATTAATGATGGTTGGGGTTTCTTCCCCTATAGGTCAACGACCGTTGTGGCGCCAGCCGCGTCGACCTGCACCGTGATGTGAAAGGTCAGAACGCCCCCGGCTACCGGGTGTGCGTCCTCGGCAGTCGACTCGCAGGCAAAGACCACGTTTCTGTGGTCTGTGTCTTTGAGCAACGAGTTGCCCGCATCGTCGGCCGGGTCTATGACACCCGAGACGTCCGACAGCGTCAACCACAGGACTGACATCTCGAAGCCGCAATACAATTTCAACTGTTCGACTTTATCTTGATTAAGTCGAAGATTAGATTGATTCCTGCGCGCGTCGTCTCCTTGACCAAAGATGGCCATGGGCCCGTCTCCTTCGAACAGCCAACACTGCATACACATAGATAGAGACCAATTACCCAGACCAGTCCAGGGTTCGCCGGAACACTTTACATGCTCTAAATGAGCAGAGACAATATCCGAAACAAGTCTATAATCCTGCGACATACTGAAGTACAAACCAAGAAAGTCCTCGTCAACTCCGAATCGCTTGATAAAGAAATACACGATGGCGTGTGTGAACCGATTCTGCATCGAGTCCATCTCCGTGGCGTCTAAAGTCACGCCGTTAAAGGACGGCAATTTCATTGCCGCAGTCATGAAACGCTTGACGGCTTGTTCCTCCGTCTTTTGATTGTTCCAGACTACTTCGTCCTTCAACGACTCGTTGATGACTTCGCCTATGATCCTGCAGCTAGCTCCGAAGAAGCTGTTCGCGCCTTTCGACCATGCAGATATGCCTTGAGGGGCCTTGAACACCCCATCAAATGACAAATCTTGTTTGACTTTGACCATCGTCTTGCCGTGGAACCTGACAATTCTGTCTGATTCTTCGGCAACGAGATCGTGAGAAGCAGCATAACCAGACTCTTTGGCCTTCTTAAGCCATCCTTGGTATACTGTGCCGTGCCGGACGTCGTCCCACACGCGTGTGTTCTTCTCTTTGTCAACTAGCATTTCGTAAGTATGATCTCCGATTTGCTTCGCAAGCTTCATCCCTTCTCCATCAATGACGTAGCTCTTTCTTGGTACGCAATAGCGTTTAGCAAGCGCCAAATAGTGTTGGAAGGGGTCGGCAGTATCGAAATGGACATTCGTGCCCACACCGAATCTTTGAACAGTAGCTGTAGACTTGAAATTGCCTCTTGCGTTCACCGCAGATGCCGTTGGATCACCAATAAGTTTGCCTGTGAAATTGGTGGTTGGTATCTTCGCCATCGAGTTAATCTGGACACCCAAGCTTGCAGCAAGGGGGTCAAGAGAATCGATGAACATGAAGGAATCAGAAGTTCCTCGGTATAGCGGTTTGCTCGTCTCTGGAGCGAGCGTGGCAAGTTTTCGTTCTGACAATAATGTCTGAGCAACGAAATTGGAGGCCTTATCTTCCCAGCCTTGCTGGTCAGCCTTCGCCAATGGCACCGTCGTTGTGTCGCAATGTAACACGACATCTCCAGAAGAGACACATCCATCTGCTTCATCGAGCGGCACCGTCAATGTCGGAGTTTCAGTATCGACCCAGTCAGATTCCGACCATTCTTGGGGTACACTTAAATTAAGTTTTGTACATACTAGCTTTCCTACAGGTATCAGTACTGATCCACCAGGGAGTATAATTAACAAGCACAGGAGAAAGAAATCAGTCTTAGTCCACTTCTCATGGCCAATCGCCTGAGCGCGTAAATACGCTGCTTTGAGAGCTTCTGCACCTTTAGCGCGTAACGCTTGTGATGCTTTAACCAACAGCGAAGCCTTTACTGTTGGATGTCGACGAGCAAGATCTGGATGAATCTCGTCAGCCTCGTTCGATATAGGGGTGGGGTTTGTACCACCGCCTCTAGAGGTCGCACTCGAACCTGCTGCATGCCCTAGGGGACTTATATTCACAGGGTAGGCCGGAGCCAAATGAGCGCCACCGCAAGGCGGTGATTGAACCCCAACTCTCGTTGAGGGTTCATACGATAGGTTAACATCGGAGAATCCGGACATCGCTCTTACTTCAGCTTTATGGGGTGAAGTGTATTGGGATGCTGGTCGGAAAAGTTCTCCCGTG